CTAGCCTCGGAAAGGCCGGAGGAACGGTATGTCATCCGTTCACCACAAGATGGTGTCAAATATGTCATGGACGAGATGCGGTATTTGTCACAAGAACACTTTGTTTGTTTATATCTCATATAAATACATATAAAAAATCAATAAAAAATAATATCGGTTATTACTGCTTCACCATCATCTTTATAAAAGTGTATTTCTTTGACGAACATGTTTAGAAATTGATGTTTTTCTTTTTGCGTTAAATGAGTCCAGTTTAAGTTAAAGTTATTTACAATTTCTTTTATTTGGGATTTATCCAATGTGGGTCTTTCGATTATTTTTTCCTTCCCAAGTTGCTCTTCAATATTACTCATAGCACTTCTTGTTTCTTCCATTCGCGCATTAAATTCTTCATCCGTCATCAAATCATTGGACCATGCCTTTTGATATTTGGCACGCTGTTTCTTGATTTGATCTAACCGTTTCAACAAATATGCAGTTTCATCATCTTGGACCGGTTCAAGATCAGGCTCTCCAAATTCGAAGTTTTGCATATAATTTAGTAGCGCTTTTTCGATTTTCTTTTCGCTAATACTGGTGGGTTTGCGTTTGTTTAAAGCGCACACCTGGCATCGATATTGATTAAATTCTGTCGTATGTCCGTCTTTTTTTCGTGTATATGTTTTTCTCTCACTAGTGAGATGGTTCCCACATGTTGGACATACCAATTTCATTTGAAATACGAAAATAGAATTAACTTTACGTTTTTTCTTATTTTGTCTATCGTTAAGCAGTTTCAACAATTTATCATGATCATTTTTGCTTAATATGCCTTCATGAGTATTTTCAATGATTTCATCTCTCCATTTTGTTGCACCATGGATAGCTGGATTATGCAATATATCTAATATAGTTCTAACGTGCCATTTATATCCGCGGATTGGTGGGATTCCGCTTTCCTTATTCATGTAATCTGTTAACTGTCTGATTGAATACCCTTCTTCAAGTTTTCGTATCATATCCAAAATGACTTGTTTTTCATCATCATTGATGATCAGTTTATCATCATTAGTTTTATCAAATCCAAATGGGGCTTTAGCACTATATAATCCTTGACGGGCTTTTTCTATTTGACCCATACGAACGCGCTCACCCAAATTTTCACGTTCCCATTGTGCCAGCGCCGCAACCAGTGTTATAAAAAGTCGACCTATAGCAGTGCTGGTATCATATATTTCGGTTGCCGACCTAAAAGTGCAATTATACTTTTCAAACTCATCTAGGAGAGCATAAAGATCGCGTACAGATCGTGTGAGCCGATCTAGTCTGTAAACAAGAACAGTGTTTATCATGCCTTTCGCAATATGTTGACGCATAAGGTTAAGATAAGTGCGATTTGTATCTTTAGCTGATTCGCCTTCATCGACATAAAATTTGTAGTCGTCCCATCCCTGTGATTGACAAAAGGCTATTAACTTTTCCCTTTGCGCTGGAATTGAATATCCTTCCTTTGCTTGTTCCTCAGTACTTACCCTTATATATATTCCTACAGTCATTTCTTTTCACCCCGATCTGGTTTGAAATGTCCCATATATGTCCCACAAATTGTTACTTTATGAAAAGGCACTTCAATGGTTTTATAATCATCATTATCTGGAACAAGTTGAAAAACAGGATTTTCTGATGACCATTTAATATGCTTTAACGTTCCTTCTTCATTATCATTGATTAGAGCAGCAACGATTTGACCACTGTAATCTGGTTGATTGGTATACTTCATAAAGACGATATCGCCGTCCTCGATCCCAGCACCAATCATTGAATTCCCTTTAACTCTCAAAGCATAATCCGGTTGTCTACAGCCGGTCATTGGATACCTCACATATCCTTCAATGTTTTGCTCTGCCAACAAACCATCTCCGGCGCATATCGTCCCGATCAGAGGGATCAGATCATTATTAATTGTATATGAACCAGTACCCTCTCTAACCAACAAGGTATCAATTTTTTCGGAAGCATATTTTATCGCAGATGGATTGATGATCCCAGACATCTCAAGTAGAGAGTAATAATCGATAGAGTATGCATCTGCAATCTTCTTGAGTGTTGTTGCTGAAGGTGTAACCTCTTTCTTAGTTTTTCTATTGATCCCCAATTCAAGGTCACGAAGATATGAATGTCCGATGCCGATTCTTTGAGCTGCTTCTCTAAGTGACCACTTTTTTTCCTTTCGTACACGCTCTAAAAATTCTCCTAACTTATTCAATGTACATACTCCCTCTTTCATGTTATTTAAATTTGTCCTGTGCTTATTATATAGTCGACAACACAAAATGTAAACTATACAACACATTTTTTCGTTCGACAAAAATTTTATGTGAAAATTATTGTTGACAACACAAAAAGTAAGGTGTAATATTCGAAGTGTAAGTAAAACAATACAAACTATGAATGAAAGGAGACATGTGATGGAGAATAACATCAGATTCTTGCGTCGAAGCAAAGAGTTTGATCTCACGCAAGAAGAATTAGCCAAAAAATTGGGGGTGAGTCGAGAAACCATATCCAAACTAGAGAACGGTAGAGAACCAAGTGGGCTGCTTGTTCTTAAACTATCTCACTTCTTTAACAAGGATGCGAGAGAAATTTTTTTTATCTAACTTGTATTGTTCACAATACATTAAGTGAGAAATGAAGGTGACCTAATTGCAAAGTAACCGTACGGAGTTGAAGAAACTTGGCGAAAAAATGACGTTTTTAATCAAAAAGTTGTACGGTCCGCATTGTGATCCGTTCGACTACGTGGAAAAGGTATCTGTTGGACTCGATATTGATAAAGAACTTCTTATGGGGGCTTTATATGCTGCAGGAAATAAAGGCACCGAATATTAGTGAAGAAACTAAACAAGCCATTATCAAGTTTTTCATGAAGACATCGGTGCCAAGGATATTAAAAGAAATGGAGGAAAAACATTATGAGTCAAGTTATCAAAAAAGTTGATGGGAATGTCATTGTGAAATGTGATTGTGGGGAAGAAGTTGTGTGTCAAGGATTCACAAGCACTTGCGGAAGATGTGGAGCTGATTACAACTGGAATGGTGATCGTCTTACTCCACGCTGGCAATGGGGCGAAGAAACAGGTGAGACATGGTTAGATATCATGGGTCCTGAAAATTGGTAAGAAGTAATCATTTATGCTTTAGAACAAATTTTAGAGGTAAACGTGAAAGAAGGAGGAAAAACCAAATGATGACAACCGGTGAAATGCTTGGATACACAAAAAGATTTAATGAAATCATGGATTCATCGCTTTCAAATGAAATGAAGGATCGTCGTCTTAGTGCTCTTATGACGGATATGGAAGTTACCTACAATATCCCAATGTTCCGGAATGAGGAATTTGAAAAACGAAACCCATTTGTCATGCAGATGTATCGTACTGTTTCAGAAGCCAGGTCATTTTGAGGTGATTCCGTTGCAACGAAAGATTACTCTTAAACATCATATCGAATGGTTATACAACGATGAAGAGGTTTTGGAATTTGAAGTTAAAAAGGATTTAATCGGTGATGCACAATTTATCGGTAAGGTCAGACGTATAAATCGGCTTTTACCGGTTGGTCACCGGTTCCGCGGCGATGTTTGCGCTTGAAAGGAGGTGATGAAATGATAAAGGTCATGGTTCGTCACATTGATAGTACGGAAGGAAAAGTACTCGGTCATTTTCAACCCGAGCAACTTGATACGCTCGTTGAAGTTTTCAAGTACGAAGCTATTACTCTTAATGGATTTGAAGAAGACTTAAACTTTGTTGGAGCTCAATTTAAGGATGTTGGCAGTGTAATTGTCTATGAAATTGTCGTTGAATAAAAAAATGACCACTCTGCAAAGTGGCCAAGAAAAAAACTATTTGTCAATGAGATTATAGCATGAAATTTGGTGTTTAGCATGAAACTTTACCCACACCAAGAGCGAGTCTTAAACGACACTTATGATTTTAACCGTGTTGCTTACTACCTTGATATGGGACTTGGAAAGACGTTTGTTGGCAGCGAAAAAATGTGGGAACTTAATACGCCTTACAATCTATTAATCTGCCAAAAGTCAAAGATACAAGATTGGGCGCAACATTTCAAAGAGCATTATCCGGATTATAAAGTCATCATTTATGACCAACAACCAATATCAAAAATCCCGGAAGATAGTGTCCTGATCATCAACTATGACAAAGTTTGGAGACGTCCAGAATTACACAAGTTGAGAAACTTCACCATGATGTTGGACGAGTCTTCGATGATTAAAAACGAATCTTCCAAACGAACAAAATTTATTCTGCAGCTGCAGCCGGATAATGTGATTTTACTAAGTGGCACGCCAACAGGTGGTAAGTACGAGGAACTTTGGAGCCAGCTTCACTTACTCGGTTGGAACATTAGTAAAGAACTATTTTATAAGCAATTTGTGGTCCAAGAATGGGATGACTTAAATCAACGGTTTAAAATCACTGGTTATAAAAACGTGGACAGACTCAAACGTAAATTGCGTAAGTATGGTGCGGTATTCATGAAAACAGATGAAGTTTTCGACCTGCCAGAAATCAATGAACAAATGATTAAAATCCCAAGCACCAAAGAGTATAAGCAGTTTGTAAAGGACCACATCATTGAGGTGGATGGTGAATTATTAGTTGGTGATACGGCAGCCACCAAAAAACTATACTTACGTCAATTGGCCGGGGTCTACAACTCGAACAAACTGCAGTATGTAAAAGATCTGATCGACAGCACGAATGATAGGTTAATTATTTTCTATAACTTCAAGAAAGAGTATGAAGCATTAAAAAGCCTAACGGATAAGCCGATCAGTACCGTTAATGGTGATATCAAAGATTTATCAGCTTATGAATCGTGTAACGATAGTGTAACGCTTATCCAGTACCAGGCCGGTGCAATGGGGTTGAATCTGCAAAAAGCAAACAAGATTATTTATTTCACGCTTACCGATAAAAGTGAGTTGTTCGAGCAAAGCAAGAAACGGATCCACCGCATCGGACAAGAACGGCCATGTTTCTATTATTACTTGCTAACAGACGGATCCATTGAGTGGCGAATGAAGCAAGTCCTGGATGAAAGAAGAGACTATACGGATGCGTTATTTGAAGAGGAGGAGATGTAAATGGGTGAAATTGCAGATTATTACGCTGAGGAATATTACAAAGACATTGCAATGGCACAAGGTCAAAAGCAGCAAATGAAAACAGAAGATATTTTAAATCGGAAAGCTTGGGTTGATGCTTATGGAACAGTTCATGAGTTGAAAAATATGGACCGTGATTATTTACAAAATGTATTGTTCTTTATTTATAAAAGACGTGATCGCTACTGGTTAAATTGTCGAGATGTTTCTTTGATTGAAAAATTTAAAGATGGTGATGAGTTTTTTCAACATGTTATACGTAACAGCACCATTTGGAAATCAATCATTGCTGAATTAGAAAAACCAGTTGAAGGTTTTAACTTTGAATTTACTATACCTGGGGAGGAACCAAAGAATGAGTAACGAATTAACCGTTTTCGAAAACAAATACATGGCAGTGATGGCACAGATCGCCGCTTTGGCCAAACAAGAAAAAGAAATCGCGGAACGCAATAAGCAGTTGAAATCCGAATTGGAAGCGGCCATGGACGAATACGGCATTAAGTCGATCGACAATGAGTTTTTAAAAATCACCAGGGTTGAAGGGAGCACAACAGTGTCGATCGACATTAAAAAACTGCAGGACAAAGAGCCGGCTTTATATGACGAACTTCTTGAGGATTATCCGAAGAAAACAGTCAGAAAACCTTATGTGAAGTTCACGGTGAAGTAAGATGGTTAAGATCATTGGTAAACGGTCGGGAAAGGTTTATGTGGAAGGAAATAAGGCAGATTGTTTTCGTGAGCTACAAAAGAAATATCCATACAAAAAGAGCAAGAAAAAAGTCTATCCCGAACCCTTGTTGGTGGTGAGAGTTTGAAAGAGTCAGCATTTCAGAAAAAAGTGATCCAATTTTTGAAATCCAAAGATGTTTGGCATGTAAAGTATTGGGCCGGTGCCCAGTACACGAAACAAGGTGTTCCGGACATTCTCGCTTGCATCAATGGTACTTTCCACGGAATTGAGCTTAAAACGGATATCGGACAACCTAGTAAACTACAACTCTATAACATTAAGAAAATCCGCGAGAGTGGTGGTGAAGCTTATATTTTGAGACCCAAAGACTTTGAGTCATGGAAAGAGAGGTGGTTTTGATGGAGAGATACATTCAGATATCATTGGCAGACGTTTTTCAAATGATAATGAACGAAGATTTCAAAGACGTATATGTAAAACATAACGGCGAAATTAAAAAGGCTACTGATTTCAATTATAAATTCCAAGATTTCAAGCGCCAAACTTGGTTCAAACGTGAGGTGATAGAGTGACTCAATACTCTTACAGCCGGGTTTCTCTTTTTGAAACCTGTCCATATCACTTCAAACTGAAATACATCGATGAACTCACTGAGATTCCTAAGCTGGACGCTGATAACCCGCTTATCATTGGACATGCACTCCATACCGGTATTGAATATGATGTGGAAACAGCTTTAAACGAATACTATAACGCTTTCCCGGTCCTTACCGATCGGATTATTGAAGAAGCTATAAAATTGGAAATCTTGATTCCTAAAGTGAAAGATTTTTTGGAAACAACCTTTGAAGGTCTCGAATTCATTCATGAATATGAACTCAATACGCCGACTTATAAAGGATTCGTGGATCTCATTATTAAGGCCCCAGATGGTACGTGCATGATAATGGATTTTAAGTACTCCAACAACATCCAGAATTACATGGAATCCGGACAGCTGCACATTTATAAACACTATCTGGAGCAGGAAGGCTTTAAAGTTGAAAGACTGGCTTATCTATTTGTTCCGAAAACAAGCATTAAACAGCATGAAAATGAGGACCATTTTCACTTCCGGAAGAGAATCGTTGACACCGTTAACGAATCACAAGTCACTTTCGTTCCGATTGAGTTTGACGAAATGGAAGTTGTCTATTTCCAAAATAACATCAAGAAAATCGAATCCGCCACTGAGTGGCCAAGAAACACCAGTGGGAAATGCTTTAGCTGCAACCCACGATTCACACCAAATTATTTGGAACTAATTACTGATGAAAAAGGAGAGGTTTTAATGACATTACCAAAAAATGAACGCCGCGAAAAGAAGATCGATACTAAACCTGACTTTTGGCTATATGGAGATTCATACGTTGGAAAATCAACATTCGTGGACCACATTAAAAATGTGCTTTTCTTAAACACTGATGGAAACACCGATAACACCACGGCGCCGGTTATTTCTATTAAGGATATTGTGACTGTGGAAGGCCGTCGGACTAATAGAAAGTTAGCCTGGGAAGTGTTTCTTGAAACGATCCACGACCTGGAGACAGAAGAGAATGATTTTGAAGCCGTTGCGATTGACTTAATCGAGGACCTAAAAGAACATTGCCGTTACTATGTGTTTGAAAAGAATGGTTGGGAACACGAATCAGATGGTAGTTATGGTAAGGGTTGGTCCAAAGTAACCACTGAATGGCAAAAAGCCATTAAGAGATTGAAGTCTCTAGGATACCAGTTAATCTATATCTCTAAAGAAAAGGCCGAAGAAATCACGCTTAAAGGTGGAGCGAAGCGAACGGTTTTCAAGCCAAATATCGATGATAAATTTGCAAATTTCCTAACGGGGACAGTCGATTTAACCATGCGGGCTTTCACTAATTCTGATGATGAACGTTTGCTGCAGTTAGGTAAGAAAAATAATGTATTCGGCGGAGGTCGATTCGATTTCCAAGTTGATACTTGTCCATTAGATATGGAAGCGTTCATTGAGGAATTAAAAGCTGCACAGGAAGGAAAGGCAACAAAAACGAAGGACAAGCCTAAGCGTGAGTCGCGTAAGAAAGATGAGCCGGTGAAAGTTGAGTTAGAAGATGGAAGCACTATTTATGTAGACAATGCTCCTGAACAAACTGAAGAATCGCAAGAAGGAAAACCTCGCCGCGAAAGACGTTCTCGGAATGAAGAACCTGCCACCGAGGAGAAGCCCAAACGTGAACGTAAGCGCCGCGAACGCAAACCGGTCGATGATGTTCCTCCAGGTGAAGATGGACCGGCAGAAGATGCTCCTGAAAAGGAAGAAGAAAAGCCGGCTCGAACTCGTCGCCGTCGTAGAAAGGATAATGAATGATGGGTTTCGCAGAATTGCTGACCATTATATTTGTTGCTTGTAAGTTAATGGGCATCATTTCTTGGAATTGGTTTCTCGTTTTATTGCCGGAAATCATTGCAGTCACCTTATATATTGTATGGTTAATCATCGCCATTGTTCTGATGGTAAAACTATAAAACTATTGGAGGTCTAAAAAATGAAAAGAGATTTGAACTCGAAAGAGCAACACTTTGCAACAACCCGTCAAGAGGCTGAATCAATTGTGGAGGAAGCTAAACAAGATAAGCATTTAACATCTTGGAAAATCAGTGAAAAACACAACAAATACGGTGAATATTTCCTGGTTGATTTAACTTTTGTCTACAACACACCAAAAGATCTTATGGAGGTTGAATAAGTTATGGCATTCGATTGGGAGAAATTTGACAAAGAAGTCGATTTAGAAACTCTTGCAGCTGACGTTGAAGAAGTTGAAAAAAATGGTGGTCTCGGCGATTATGAACCGGTTCCCGATGGTCAATACGAAGTCGAAGTGGAAAAAATGGAACTGACAACTTCCAAAAAAGGCGATCCGATGTTGTCCATTTGGTTTAAGATTGTCGCCGGCGATTACGAAGGTCAAAGAATTTTCTATAACAAGGTTATGCAACCACAGAATGAGAGAGCATTTGGACTCCAAGTCCATCAAAACAATGAAATGCTCCGGGCATTGTGGAATTGTGAAAAAGATGCTGTGAAATTTAGGGGTTTTGCTGATTATGCTGACTTAGTATTGGACATTCACGAAGATATCGATGGTAGATTTGAATATCTCCTCGAAAAAAGTACTAACAAGGATGGTTATGACACTTTCAAGATCGTTGAAATCTATGAAGTTGAATAACTGAATAAAGGGAAGGTTTCGGCCTTCCCTTTTGATTTAGGAGTTGAGTGAATGAAGTGTCCGTTGTGTGGGAGTACAGAGTTAAAAGTTATTGATTCACGTGTAAAGGCAAACGGTATTAAACGACGTAGGGAATGCCAGGACTGTTTAACGCGATTTAACACATTTGAAAGAGTGATATATAACTCTCTTCCGGAGTATTTGAAAAACCGTATAAAACAGGTGAGTGAAGATAATGAATAATCGATTGCAAATACTAATTGATATTTTTATGGAGCGCGAAAGACAAAATCGTTTACATCCCGAAAGACTGTCATTACCCATGCGATTCGTAACGATAAGTGAGGAGATCGGAGAAATTGCTGAGGCACTCCAAGAAGGTGATATGAAAAGTGTTTATCGTGAGTTAATTGATACGGCAGCCACTTGTGTACGAATGGCCGAAGAGATGTTTGAAGGTGATTAAATGGAGTTTTTAATACTGTTTATAAGTTATATGTTCGTTTATTATGTTGGATTATTCGTAGGTAGAAAACATAAGGGGTGATGTCAAGAATGGCAACATTGCTATTCTATGACTGACTTCGAAGTGTTTTCTCATGATTGGCTCGTAGTGATCGCGGATACAGATACTAAGTCTGAAAAAGTTTTTATCAATGATGAGGACGGCTTATTTAGATATTACAAGGAACATAAGAAAGACATATGGGTTGGTTATAACAGCCGACATTATGATCAGTACATTCTCAAAGCTATTATCTGTGGATTTACTCCACAGGAAATCAATCATTGGATCATTGTTAAGGGGGAACCAGGATGGAAATTTTTTAAGGATTTTTGGAAGATACAATTATTTAATTATGATGTTATGACGGATAAAAATCGTTCTTTGAAACAGTTAGAGGGTTTCCAAGGTCACAATATTAAAGAGTCGTCTGTATCATTTGATATTGACCGTCCTCTAACTGATAAAGAAATTCAAGAGGTCATTAAATACTGCCGGCATGATGTTCACGAAACAATGTTTATCTTCATGGAGAACATCGAGGAATTTGAATCTCACATAGAACTTCTCAAAATGTTTAACTTACCATTAAGACACATTTCCAAAACAAAAGCACAACTGGCAGCGACCATATTGGAAGCACAGCAACCAAAGGTTCCACGTGATGATGAGTTTGAATTTTCATTCCCGCCGACATTACAAATAAATAAATACACTGAGGTCCTAGACTTTTATAAGGAAAATCGAGATTACAACGAGGTATTAAAAATTGATGTTGCCGGAGTTCCCCATGTATTTGCCTGGGGTGGACTACACGGAGCTAGAGATAACTATATTGACACTGGCTACTTTATTAACATCGACGTGGCCAGTTATTACCCAGCGTTAATGATCGAATATGGATACTTGTCCAGGAATGTGAAAAACCCAGATAAATTTAGGGAGATCAGGGATCGCCGGCTCAAATACAAAGCAGCCAAAGATAAGCGCCAGGCGCCACTTAAAATCGTGATCAATGGTACTTACGGGGCTATGAAGGATAAGTATAATGGCCTCTATGATCCGTTAATGGCCAATAATGTTTGTATTGGTGGGCAAGTTTTATTGCTTGATTTAATAGAAAAATTGGAGCCGCATTGTCAGCTGATACAGTCCAATACTGATGGTCTTCTTATCAAACTATACAGTGAAGATGATTTTGATCTTATTGATGACATCTGTTATGAGTGGGAGCAAAGGACCAGAATGGAACTCGAGTTCGATACATTCGTGAAAGTCATCCAGAAAGACGTCAACAACTATATTTTGGTGAAGGAGGATGGCTCATATAAGTCCAAGGGCGCATATGTGAAAAAGTTAAAGAAACTGGATTATGATCTTCCTATCATCAATGAAGCAATTGTCAATTACTTCATTAAAGGTATAGATCCGGAAGATACGATTATAAACTGTACGGAACTCATTAAATTCCAAAAGATAGTTAAAATCAGCAACAAATATGATTACGCCAGGTACGGTACCCGGCGCATGAATGAGCGAGTTTTTAGGGTGTTTGCTAGTTTAGATGAAAACGATAAGGAGTTAACCAAGGTTAAAAATCGCGTAGCCGAAAAGATAGCTTATACACCGGAAAGGTGCTTCATCATTAATGATGACGTAAGTAAGATGACGGTGGTACCAAAGCTGGATTATCAGTGGTATATCGACTTAGCTTGGAAGAGAATCGATGATTTTTATGGAGTTGAGTGAAATGAGTTGGGAAGGACGGATTAAAAGATACCTCCATGCATTTGGTTATCAATTGCTTGGTTTCGAGGGTGGATTGATTTTTTGGAAAGATGAAACAGGCAGAGTGTGGGGAAGTCGTGAAGAAGCAGTGACAAAAAGTATGAAAGAATGGGAGATTGCGGAGTAGATACTAAAATGCAACGGAAGAGCTCGAGGTGACCAAGAAGAGCTCGAGAGGGGGAACACATGAAAACAATACTAGATGTGGCATGTGGAAGTAAAATGTTTTGGTTTGATAAGCATAACGAACACACGATTTATTGTGACAATCGTATTGTCCCGAGACACGAGTATTATAAAAATCGCTACATTGAAGTTAGCCCTGATATTGTGGCCGACTTTACAAATCTACCATTTGCGGATAAACAATTTAAACTTGTCGTCTTTGACCCTCCGCACTTAAAGCGAGCAGGAGAAACCTCATGGATAAAGCTAAAATACGGAAAATTGGAAGACGATTGGCCACAAATGTTACACGATGGTTTTTGGGAGTGTATGAGAGTCTTGGACGACTACGGAGTTTTGATTTTCAAATGGTCGGAGATTCAGATACCGTTACGAGAAGTCTTGGATGCAATAAAAGCTGAACCGTTATTCGGTCATCGAAGCGGTAAACAAAACAACACGCACTGGATGACGTTTATGCGTTTTCCTTAATGCGCAATTCGCCCATTATGTCACATTGAAAGTAGGTGATCAAAATCTACAAGGGTTATCTTAAGGGCAACGGCAAACACGCTGCCACTAAATTTAAAGATGGCACCAAATTATTATCCTATCATACGGCACGAAAGTATGATTCGTTCGTAGGGGTGTTGGATGACGACTACATCATGGTTGATGTGGATGATATTGATGATGCTGAAACGGTGTTGGACATCATCGAGGATAAGGACATTCAATGCTCGGTTTTAGAAACCGAAAATGGAATGCACTTTTACTTTAAAGGTTATGATTTAACCGCGAATAAAATAAAGTGGTATTCAAATATCGGCATTTTATGTGATTACAAATTAGGTGTTAGAAACACAGTGGATCCATTAAAAATAAACGGAGAAACCCGTAAATGGATCCGTAAAGCTAAAGACCATGAACCGCTTCCCATTTGGCTATACCCATATTCAAAGAAAAATCCGGGATTAAATGATTTGGCTGAGGGTGATGGACGAAATAATACGTTATTTACTTATATTTTAAAATTGCAGTCCCAAGGGATGGCCAAGAATGACATAAAAGAAACTATTTCTATCATCAATCAATATGTCCTTGAGGAACCAGTAAGTGATAAGGAATTAAATATTATTTTACGTGATGACGCATTTATGAAAGAGTCCTTCTTCATTAAGGGCTCTTTCCAACATGAAAAATTCGGTGATTTTCTGATAAATGAGCATCACATATGTAAAATCGCGAACGTGCTGCATATATACAAGGACGGTGTATATTCGGACAAGCAGGTTGACATCGAATCAGCCATGATAAAGCACATACCAAATCTAAAAAGGATGCAGCGGCAAGAAACATTGGCTTATCTGCAGCTGAAAGCACCAAATAAACAATTTGCGCCAGTTAAATATATCCCGGTTAAAAACGGTGTCTTTAATTTAGACACGTGGCAACTTGAAGACTTTAGTCCAGATATAATAACACGAAATAAAATCCCAGTACCTTATATACCTGGTGCTTATTATGAAGTGACTGATCGGACGCTGGATAAAATGGCCGTGCATGATAAAAAAATCCGGGCCATCTTGGAAGAAATCTTTGGTTACATCTTGTTTCGTCGGAATGAATTCGCGGCAACGTTTATTTTGACCGGAGATGGGTCCAATGGTAAATCGTCATTTTTGAAAATGATACGTAAGTTTGCCGGTGTCGAAAATGTATCATCACTGGATTTAAAAGAACTTGATCAGCGGTTTAAAACGGCCGAACTGTTTGGAAAGTTAGTCAATATAGGTGATGATATTTCTAAAGGATATATCAAAGAATCATCAGTTTTTAAAAAGTTGTCCACCGGAGAAACATTAAATGTTGAACGAAAAGGTAAAGATCCATTTGATTTTACCAACTATGCAAAACTCATTTTTAGCGCGAATGAAGTTCCGAGAATCAATGATTATAGTGACGGTCTTGGGAGACGTTTACAAATCGTTCCGTTCAAAGCGAAATTCAGTCCGGACGATCCAGATTATGATCCATTTATTACGGACAAGCTTTTATCTGATGAATCAATGCAATACGTTTTAAACCTTGCGCTAAATGCTTTAAAGCGATTGCTTAAAAATAAACAGTTTACGAAATCGAAAGCTGTTGAGGAAGAAATTAAAAAATATCATGAAGAAAATAATCCGATCATTTCATTTATCAACAATGAGGATGTAAAAATTGAACGACGTACGACGGATGGGTTATATGAGGAATATCGAAGTTATTGTTCATTAAATGGATTTCAAGCAGTTAGTAACATTACTTTTGGTAAGCAGTTACGTAAATTATATGGTTACGTTGCAAGAGCGCAAAGAGTTGATGGAGAAGTGAAGAAAATATATGTAAAAGAGGGAGATAACTAATGTTTATTGACTTAACAGAGAAATCTGATAGACGCATTATGTTGAATGTATATTTAATCGAAAATATTTATGAATTTTCAGGTCGAACAATTATTAATTACAACCCAAAAATGGACAAAGCAATAATAGTAAAAGAAGACTATCATACTGTAAAAAATTTAATTAAAGAGTTGAGCAAAAATCAATAAAATTTTATAGTTCGAATGTTATCCGCGTTTTTCCAAAGAAAGGAGTAAATAAAATGGCGTCATTCAAAGAACGATTAAAGGAGTTACGAGAAGAAAAAGGACTATCAAAGTGGGAATTATCAAATCGCCTGAATACTAACGCTTC